TAAAACAAATTTATGATATTCCTGCAAAGAATAATCCATTACCTTGGACAGAGCATTGGATTAGTTCTAAAGGATTACAAGTTGCACCACAGGAGACAGAGGTAGAGTCCTACATTGTCGGTGGTATTAAACAGGATGTGAAAAAGGATACTTTTAGTGGATTTAAGTTATAACACAGGAAATATATTTCCCGTACCAATACATGTTTTTGATATTAAAGATTTTGAAAGTTATCAAAAAGATTTAATAGATTATGCTTATACTTTAAAAAGTAAAGATACAGACACTCCTAACAGGTCAAATGTTGGTGGATGGCAATCTAGGACTTTTCATCTTAATGATGAAAGTGATAAATTACATAGTCTTTTAATAGGTTGTATAACATCATTACCTGCATTAAATGAAAGTATAAACATTTACGTAAAAGCTTGGGTTAATATTAATAATCCTGGTTCTTTAAACGTACAACATAGTCATCCAGGTTGTGATTTATCTGGTGTTCTATGGGTTAAATGTCCTAACGAATCTGGTAATATTGTATTTTATTCACCATCATTATTTGAATCATTTCAAGAAATAGAAGCATATAAACAAGATTTTAAAGATAAAAATAACTATCATCATAATTATTTTTTCCCTCCAATAGAAGGGAGAATGTTAATTTTTCCTTCTCATTTACAACATGAAGTAAAGAAAAATTTATCTAATGAAGATCGTATATCTGTTTCATTTAATATTAAACTAGAAAATAAAAAGATTGTTTGGTTAGAGTAGTTGACTATATAAAGAAATGATCTTTATAGGATGGAAGTTGATTATGAAAACCCTTGGATTTATGAAGGTACTCCTTTTACCTCTGATGATATTGGGGATTACTATGGGTTCGTCTATCGCATCACCAATACCACCAAGCAGAAGTCCTATATCGGAAGAAAGTACTTCTACCAGAAGAGGAAACCCAGAGGTGGAAAGAGAAGAGTCACAAGCGAGTCAGACTGGAAACGATACTACGGAAGTTCTGAAGACCTTAAACAAGATATTAGAGAAATTGGCAGACTTTCTTTCACAAGAGAAATCCTCAGCCTCCACAAAACCCTTGGAAAAGTAAACTACGAAGAGACAAAACAATTGTTCCTTCATAATGTGTTAATGGAAGCGCTTGACGACGGGACACCAATGTACTATAATAGCAACATACTCGGACGTTATATGCGTAAAGATTATGGTAACTTTGAAAAAAACAGTGAATGACACATATTACTGGTCAATCAACCGAATGTGTGAACTTTGTTCTCGTGGTGATTTTGAAGAGGTTGTGAACGGTGATTCAATTCGTCAAGAATTTGATGAGTGGATTAGTGCAAATAACAAAGATCTAGACGAAGAAATTATCTCTCTTGCCTATATTGGGAAAGGGAGCGAGTATGATATATAGTTTATTAGTTAAATAGTCATGTTACAAAAAATTGTAAATGGAATTGCTATTGCAAGTGGTGTTGTCTCTCTCACCGTTGTTGGTACTGCTGGTTACGTATTCATACGTAAGGATGCGATTATCGACAATATCAAAAGCAAAGTAATAGAATCAGTTCTACCTGGTGGACTTGGTACTGGAGCACTTGGTGGTGCATTAGAAGTACCAAACCCTATGGCAGCACCTGATGCATCTGCAACAGCACCTGCATCACCTTTTTAGTTAATATAAAGTTAAGATGACTATATATAAATAGTCGTCTTAATTTTTATGGCTGAAGAAATAAAAAAGGAAGAACCTAAAAAGAAGGTAGGACCACTCGGTAAGTTAAAAGAACTAGCAGAGGACAAAGAGGAGCAGATGGAAATCTTCTCCACTTTTGTGCGCTTGGGTATTTTAATCTGGAGTGGTGGAATATTGACATTGAATTATGTTTCGATTCCTAACTTCCCTCAGAAAAATATTGATCCAACTTTCATAGCTTCGGTTTTTACTGGAGTTTTAGCTAGCTTTGGAATCCAAACTGCAAAGAACAAAGATAAGAGTGCATCAGCAAAATCACCTGGTTCAGTAACAAAAGCAGATATGGAGAAGCTACTTGAGAAAGCAGCAAACACTGCACCTGCACAAACCATTCGTATCGAACAAGCACCTATGGTACTTGCTCCTACTTCAACTCCTAAGAAAAGTGGGTAATGGAAAAGAAAGAAGTGAAGTGGTCTAGAGTATTTGCTCTTGGACTTGGTGGAGTTCTTGGACTTTCCCATATTGGTATGATTGGAACTCTTACAAATCGTGAGAGTAAATTACCAAGTATTAATCTTCCAGTAGGACCATATACATCATATAATGCTGAAGTATCCCATGACGGATATAGAATATCATATCGTGCAAACGATCCAAAGGTGCTTCATGTGGAACGGAATATAAAAGAAAAAGCTGGCTTTCTGGGGTTGGGTAACAACAAAAGTAGAGTCATTGAAGAGTACACGATGGATGGTGCGGTTCACACAAAACCGAATAGTTCATCAACAACAATCGCAGACGGACAATCCGAAGCTTGTATCAAAGCAATCGGAAGTGCAGAAGGAACAGGAAGACTCGTGGGTACCAGTATTGGTGCTAGTGCTGCTCCTACTTTGTCTAATATTCCCTATGTTGGTTGGGTTCTTGGTGGTTGGATAGCAATGTTCTCAGGAAACCAAGGTGCTGAAATTGGTGGTACTATGGCAGAGGATTTAAACGATAATTGTTAGTGTGTAAATCGACACATTAATGCGTAAAAATACTTACGTGGTATAATATATAATATGTACGTGGAGTTGAAAGATCATGTCCCACTATGTTATTGGTTATCACGACCTACAAAACAATCATTACGAAATCTGTGAATACGCAGATGATGCTTACAACGCAATAAAACAAGCAAGAGAGGATTTACCCACAACGGGCAATCCTCTTTCTTGCGAGTACTGTATTAAGGAGGATTAATTATGGCATACAATGTAACCGCCATTGACACTGAAGGAAACAGCACTACTTTTGAGTGCGAAAAGGATGAATACATTCTTGATAAATTAGAGGAAGAGGGTATAGATGCTCCTTTCTCATGTAAGGCAGGTGCATGTTCAACATGTGCAGCAAAGATTACAGAAGGAACTGTAAATCAAGAAGATCAATCATTCTTAGATGAAGATCAACTTGAAGCAGGTTTTGTTTTAACTTGTGTTGCTTATCCAACTTCTGATGTTACAATTGAATTAGGTAAAGAAGAAGAACTTTATTAGGAGAAATAAATGAGACAATTTATTCATTGGACTAATAGATGTGTGGTAGTATTACTACTTTTTGTATCTTGTGTTTTTCTAGGTGGTAAAGCATATGCTGCTGAGATTACTATGGGGTCTGGTGGTAATTTAATTTTTCAACCAAATGAAATTACAATCAAAGCAGGTGAGTCAATTACATTTGTAAATGGTGATCTACCTCCACATAATATGGTAGTTGATGGACATCCAGAACTTTCACATTCAGACCTAGCTTTTACGGGTGGGGAAAGTTTCGAGGTTACTTTCCCCGAATCTGGAGAGTATGAGTTTCAATGTGAACCTCATGCAGGTGCTGGAATGAAGGGCATAATTCATGTTAAATAGAATTAGTTATTGAGAATATATGTTATCAACACAATATCGTCTTCGGCTTGAAGGCATATGCAAATCAATTGCAGCAGGAACAGAAGTTAGCATAGATGATATGATATGGGCACAGAAATTGTCAAAAGCAAATACTTCTGCAAGAGGGATGTTGAAAAAGGCAAGAAGACTATCATCAAATCCGAACGATTCTTTTTTGAATAACTTGAATATTGGAGACTCCGATTCAAGTGGTAGACAAGTAAGGGGTTTCGATAATGTAGATGATATGTATGATTGGTTTAGACCAGACAGATCAGATGATTGGCGACAACGTGATTAATGAAATACAATGTTGATATTGAAGCAGGTAATGCTTTTGTTGAAAGATTAAAATTAAAAGCACCAGGTATTGGTGGGTTTAGTGGTATGTTTGAGGTTCCTCGTGGATACAAGGAACCTGTCTTGGTGTCTGGTGCTGATGGTGTTGGCACAAAAATAAAACTGGCAGATTATAGCACCATAGGTATTGACCTTGTTGCTATGTGTGTCAATGATGTTATCTGTTGTGGTGCAAAACCTTTATACTTTTTAGATTATATTTCCACTCCTTGTGTAGATTACAAAGTCGATCTCATAATGGAAGGTATTATGAAAGGATGTGAGATTGCAGGTTGTGAATTATTGGGTGGAGAAACTGCTGAACATGTATCATCTCAAGAGATTGATCTTGCAGGTTTCTGTACTGGTATTGTAGAGAAGAAAAAAATAATTGATGGTAGTAATATAAAGAAAGGAGATAAAATTATTGGTATACCAAGTAGTGGTGTTCATAGTAATGGATATACTTTAATAAATGATATTGATTTTTATGATCCACAACTATCAACACCTACAATCATCTATGCACAACATATACAAACACTACTTGATGAGATACCGATACTTGGTATGGCACATATTACAGGTGGTGGGTTAGTAGAGAATATAGCAAGAGTTTTGCCTGATGGATTAGAACCATATATTGATTGGAATACTTGGACTCATCCAGATATTTTCTTGAAGATTATGGATAAGGGTAATGTACCATTAGAAGAAATGAAGAGAGTATTTAATATGGGTATTGGGTTTGTTTTGATAGTTCCACCTGAGTGTGATTATGGTGTACAGATAGGAGAAGTATGTGGAAGTAGTTCATAGTGTAAACATAATGATATTGTTGCTATTGATTTCTGTGTCAATTGTGATATACTATATACTGAGATACGACTATCTATTCCCGAATGACTAAAAAAGAGAAACCTCGTAAGTACTATGCAAAAGATAGAATGGAGTACTTTCGTGAGTTTCATAGGGTGATTGCACCAGTGGTTGTTTTAAAGAAGGATGAATAAGTTTATAATATTACCTTTAATATTAGTTGGATGTACTGCACCAGTTACACATCCACCTGCAGAAGCTTGTAGTCCTCGTTTGGATGGTAAACCAACTAACTGTGGAGAAGATGTTTTCATACCAAAAAAAGAAGTAAAGGGTGAAGTAGATGTTTACGATATAAATCACTGGCATACTTTACATAGTGTCTATATTGACAACCTACGAAGAAGTAGAATCGAACAGACAGCAACTAAACCATCCGATTCAATCGACTCAGCATTGGCAGATTTCTGGTCTCAAAAAAATCCAATTGAATTGGAAGAATAAATATTATAGTATAGATTTTATAATAGAAGAGAAGTGCCTTTAAAGAAACCCAGTGATTTATTTGAAGAAAAAATAGAGGTTGAAACTCCTGTTAAAGTGGAAGAACTACAGGAACAAACTGATAGTATTTCTAGTTCTTTAACTAGTTCTTTGACAGAAGCAATAGATAAGAATTTAAATATTTTATCCAAGGA